TTATTGATCGAATTCGTGACCCAGGCAAGCTTCAAGGTGAGGCGCAAGCCTTTTTTGACAAGGGTCTGGGCAAACGGCCTATGGCAAATTTGCCTGCAGATTTAAAGCAAACTGAAGCACCATATTTTGCAGCAGCGGCAAAGCCAAATGCATCGCCTTTAGGTACATCTCCCATTTCCCAGTTGCTTGGCGGAGACCAGGCCGGAAAGCAAAAAGTCGACATATCGCAAAAAGTTCTTGACCTAAACTTAAAACTTTTAGCTGCACAAGAAAGCGAGCAAAAACGATTGGCTGCAACATTGGCGTTAATGGTGGAGAAAGAAAACATTCTGCAAAGCGGCTTACAACCTAGGGAAGAAGAGTTAAGGATGGCACAAGCAATGTCTACTTTTAGGCAAGAAATTAAAGGCATAGACAAAGAAATTGCAGATCAACGTGTAAAGGATATAGAGAAAGCGGCTGAAGGTTTTGAAGCCCAAATGGCGCATCAAGATGAGCTGAGGCAGGCAATCGCAGAACAAAAGAGCGCGTACGAAGAGCTGAATACTACGTTCCGCAACGGCATTGTTGATTCAATCTTGGATGCGGTAGAAGGCACTAGATCTCTAAAAGATTCTCTTCTCGGTGTTATCAAGTCGATGGCAAGGCTGATTCTTCAGCAGCAGCTGATGAATGCCTTGGGTGGGTTCAACCTCTTCGGCGGCGGAGGCGGTGGCGCTGGTGGTGGTTTTGGAGTCACCCCGGCAACATCTGGTCTTAATTTTTCTGGTGCTTTCGCAAATGGTGGCCGTCCAGCAGTTGGTAAAGCTGCATTGGTCGGAGAACGCGGCCCTGAGTTGTTTGTTCCTGATCGTGCCGGAACAATTATTCCAAACCATGCGATGGGCAGCTCTAACATCGTTGTGAACGTTGACGCTTCAGGCTCTAACGTGCAAGGTGATGCGCAACAAGGCAAAGCACTTGGACAAGCTATTGGGGCGGCAGTGCAAGCTGAGCTGATCAAGCAAAAACGTCCTGGAGGACTTCTGAGCTGATGGCTACTTTCCCTTCTATCAACCCAACCTATGGCCTTCAAAAGACCAGTGCACCAAACGTAAGGATCGCTCAGTTTGGGTCAGGCTATAGCCAGCGCAGCACGTTCGGCATCAATCAAGATCCGAAGATTTGGGATTTGTCTTGGGTAAACAGAACTGCTACGGACGCAAATACCATTGAAGATTTTTTAGAGGCCAGGGGCGGTGCCGAGGCTTTTAATTGGTCGCCACCAGATGAGACAGCTAGTTACGTTTGGATTTGTAGGTCATGGACAAAAACGATGCCATATTCAAACCTATTCAACATCCAGGCAACGTTTGAGCAGGTGTTTGAGCCATGACCACTACGCCTAACAAGGTTGAAAGGGAACTCCATTCGCTTGAGCCATCAGCAATCATTGAGCTGTTCCAGCTGCACCTAACGGCTGCAGTGAATGGTGTTGATCAGGTTTATTATTTTCACGCTGGAACAAACCAAGTTTCAGAAGCGATCGTGTTTGATGGCGACACATATTCAGCAGTGCCGATTGAAGTTGATGGATTTGAGGTGACAACTAAGGGCACGTTGCCACGCCCCAGCATGAAGATTGCTAATGCAGATGGAGCAATCACAGCGCTGCTCAATGCTTACAACCCGTTGCGTGCAGAAGTTAGACGCATTCGCACTTGCAAAAAGTTTCTTGATGGCGAGGCTGCAGCTGACCCAACAGCAGTGTTTAACGGTGGCTATGAGTCGTGGTATATCGACCGTGTAGCAACTGAAAACCCTCAGGTCGTTGAGTTTGAACTGGTTGGCAAGCTTGACCTAACGAATCTGCGTTTGCCTGCTAGGCAAGTTGTTGAGCATTGCCCGTGGATTTACAAGGGCGCTGAGTGCGGATATGTGCCAAAAAAAGGCAGGACATTCGACTTAAACAACGACCCGACAGATTGGGATGACGAGCTACGCGACTCCCCAGGTGATCAATGTGCCAAGAACCTAAGAGCTTGTGAACTTAGATTCCCAAAAGACGATCCATGTGGCATCGGTCCAAATGGAAATCTCTTGCCATTTGGAGGCTTCCCAGGTGCAAGACTTCAGGTCTGATGCAGAGCAGCACGCATTACGGTGTGCTCCGAAAGAAGCCTGTGGTGTTGTTGTCGATGGCAAGTATTGGCCGTGTCGCAATGTTGCAGACAACCCTTGTGCTGACTTTGCGATTGATCCGCGAGACTACGCAACAGCATCGTTTTTTGGAACGGTTGAAGCCATTGTGCATTCACACCCTGAAGGTGGTTTAGCAAGTGAAGCTGATAAGCGTGCTTGCACTGGAACGAAAGTTCTGTGGCACATTTGGAGTATTCCAGACAAGCAATGGTCAACTATCGCGCCTTGATCGGCAGACAATGGGAGTATGGCAAGTTTGATTGCTTCACGTTGGTGCGTGACTGGTTCAAGCTGCAAGGAATTGAGTTACCTGATTTTGAACGCCCTGTTGATTTAGAGACCTGCGACAGCATCTTTTTGCAGCAGGCATTAGCTATCGGCTTTAAAGAAATTGCTTATACCAGCAGGCGTCCTGGTGATGTGCTGATCATGCGACTTGGGACAGCAAGCCCAATGCACGCTGCAATCCTGCTACCTGATGAAAGGATTCTGCATCAACGGCAAGATTCACTAAGTGCGGTGGAACCATTTGGGCGATACTATGTTTCTAGAGTCGCGGCGGTCTTTCGATATGCAGCAGACCGTTAGGTTGCTGGATGATCTGGGTGCGCGTTACGGCTCAGAGCATGTTTACTTCAACCTGCGCTCTCCTGCAGAGGCGATTAAGCTGCTGTGCATCAATCACCCTGCACTGCAGAAGGAATTGACAGAAGCGCATCAGCATGGCGTTGGCTATACGTTGGTGCAGGCTGGAACGTTTCTAGGGTACGAAGATCTGCAGTTGCCATTAGGCAAGAATGATCTGGTGCTGGCACCTGTGATTGCAGGCAGTGGTGGCAGTACGGGCACAATCCTTGCAGGTATTGGTCTTGTTGCGGCTTCGTTCCTTTTGCCTGGAGCTGGCTTATTTGGCACAACAAGTATTTTTGGCGCAACTGCCGCCACTACAGCTGCTGGAACAGCAACATTTGCAACGGCATTAGGAACGTCATTAAGTGCAATCGGCGCAAGCCTTGTCCTTGGCGGCGTTTCGCAGCTACTTGCCCCTCAGCCCACAATCCCTACTCTCAACAACAGAACCGCCCCAGGGGAAAACACAAACGCTTCAGGCCCACAAGGTGTTTCACGCGCAACATCAGGGCAACAGTCATACGCTTTTGCTGGTCCTGCAAATACTGTTGGTGTTGGAGCGACAGTACCTCTCGTTTACGGCAAGCTGTTGATCGGCAGTCACTTGCTTTCGTCTCGCGTTCGAGTAGCTGATGACAGCAATCCAACAGGTGAATTTTTCGGCATTACCGGTCCAAGTTCAATAACAGTTAACGGAAAAAAGCCTGGAAACAGATTTCAAGCGTTGAACGGTCTTAGGACGAGAAAGTGGGATGCTAATGTCAGGCCAAGCTCTGGGTCAGAACGACTATCACCGAACCAAAATATCAACTTTAACGACAAAAGCAAACAGAATTTTGATGATATCAAAAACTACGAAGACGGAGACAGCGAACGGGAAAATTTCCAGATACTGTTTGAGCTGGACCGAGGCTTGTTCAACGTAATTGGCGGGCAAAACGTGCCAGCATTTGTTACTTATGAGATTACAGTCACAAAGAATAATTACAGCGGAAAGTCACCTGTTTTTGCTAATGTGCGTGCGACGGTGCAAGGGTTGCTCAAGTCAACAGACACTTACAGGTTTGCCCATGCAATTACTTATGGGCACAGCGGCGAAGAGGAAAACGATACAACGATAGAGCTTGGCGTTAGGATTATCGACACGGACGCAGACGACAGTGGTCGATTGGTAATTAAAGGTGTTGGCTACAACTACTTCGACAATGACAACAACACTGAAGATCTTGCGGAGGTATAACCATGGGACTTAATTCAACCTCTGCAATTAAGATTCTTGACCTTCTTTGTGAAGGCCCGATTGATGGCATTGAAGGTGGCCGCAAAGGTGTTTACTTGGATGAGACTCCTCTTAAATCAGCAGTAGATGAAGACAGGGATAATTACGATCCAAATAACATCAGCTACCAGTTCAACCCTGGAACGCGTGAGCAAGCGATGTTGCCAAATATCAAGGACAAGGCAGGCAGCGTTACAAAAGAAGGCCCTGGTGAGGTTGGTTCAGATTACGAAGAAAACAACGAGAAGGACAAGCAAACTGATGAAGACTTAGGTATCGTCAAGTCACGAAACTATGGCGCAGGCA